TAACACACTTTGGCACGCTTTTTGCTCTGTGCCACAATTACGATTCTTTAACACACCTTTTAACTCACTTTAACACTGTTAACTTTTCATAAAAAGATGTTTCACGTGGAACTGTGGCAAAGTGAATGTTTCACGTGGAACAAAATTGTTTGATACTGAAAACTGTTTCACGTGGAACTGTGGCAAAGTGAATGTTTCACGTGAAACAAAATTGGTTGATACTGAAACTGTTTCACGTGGAACAAGAAGTGTTAACAACAGTTAATTTATTTCTTTAATACTTTTTAACTAAAATAATTTGGTGGAATAATATATTTGGAGTATCTTTGCACCAGATTTAGAAACATATAAGTTTAACAATTTAAATTAGGTAAGTTATGAACGAAAATTTTAATGAAACTGTTTTCAACTGTATTACAAGTGTTAACGCTTTGATGACTTCAAATGAAGTCGCACAAGACGATAAAGCAGTTATCAAGCTAAACCGCTTTAAGAAGTGGTTGAATGAGTTTGCGGATGCAAACGGTATGGCCGAGGTTAAATAATAACAGGCGTTCAAGAAACAACAGAAGTTTAACGTTTTAAAAAGATTAAGTTATGGCTAAAGGTTTTAGTTTTGCAAGTAAGTTCAACAGAACAAGTTTCGGTATTGATACAACCGATTTTCCGTTTGTAAAGTTGATCGATATTTTCAACAGTAATAACGATGGCGGTGGTGACGTAGTGCATCCTATCAATGGTTTGTACGTTCACAAATCACAGTTGGGTGATTCGCCTGTTATTATTGATGCCGAAAATAAACGTTTGGTGAACTTACCACAGTTCACAAGTGACACGATTCGTGAGATTCTAGCAGATAGTGATGCGGTCGATGCTATTAAGGCAAACAAAGTTGGTTACACGATTTACGAATATGAATCGCACGCCAAAAAGTGTTACGGTATCACTTTCGTTGATAAGTAGTAGTTTTTGTAGGTAAAGGGTGGATAGCACGGGGGTAAACAGTAACTTTGTTTATTGTTGCCCCCGTTTTTGTTTCATTTTAAATTTTAGTAAGTTATGGCAAAAAGAAATCCTATAGGTTTTAGCAAAAGAACATTCTCATTTACGGGTAAAATTCACGTAAAAAGTGAGATTTTAACCGCTTTGGAATCAGACCCAGTTTTAAGAAAAGAAATTGCAAGAACTTTTCAACAGGCAAATCGAAGAATCCAAAACGTAGAAAAATCGGGTATCGTTTCGCCTGCAGTTGTTGCCCTTAATAAAGGTGATGTAAAGGGGTTTGCAAAATTTTCAATGAAACACGATTGGGAAGAATTAAAAATCGAATATGCAAAAGCGGTGGCGTATCTGCAGCAACCTACATCAAGCGCAACGGGTACAAAAGAATATGCGCAACACCTAAAGAGCACGTATAAACTAAGTGACGATGAATTTAGTTTGATGCAAAATAAATTAATGGGTAAAATTGCTAGCGTTTCCGATGAAAAGTTTTTGGAACAGTATTTAATGCAATACAAAGATTTTACGGGTGAACTTGAACAAGAAAGTAAAGACGTGTCCGACCAAATCGAAAGTGATGCAATAAAAATAGCAGATTCGTTGCAAGACGATTTGAACGAACAGGCAAAAGCTATTGAAGACGAACAAGAACGAATGAGCGGTTTATTAGACGATACGCTTGCAAAGATTCTGAATAGTTTCAAAAAATTCGGTTTATAATGAAAAAGATACCCTTTGAACTACAAACAGAAGTTTTCACGCCAAAAGATATTGCAAAGGTTTTATCTTTGGCGGTGAACGAAAAGAATTTTACAGGCAATAATAAGGGCGAAAAGTTCCTTAATGTGCCTGTTTCTTTCGATATAGAAACTACATCTTTTTATAGGGATGAAGACGGTGAAACATACAGTTATGAACGTTATATGAAATTAGGCGGCAAACAAACCAAAATGGAAAAATGTTCTTTAATGTATGTTTGGCAATTTGGAATAAACGGATTTTGCATTATTGGTAGAACGTGGGATGAGTTTTTGAATATGTTAGCCGAAATAGTGGATATATTAGAACTTTGCCCAAAGAAACGAATTATTATATATGTTCACAATTTGGCTTATGAGTTTCAATTTTTCCGTGAGTTGTTGGAATGGGAAAAAGTTTTCTCTATAGATTTACGTAAACCAATTTACGGAATAACAAAAACGGGTTTAGAGTTCCGTTGCAGTTACTTATTATCGGGTTATTCTTTGGCGAAATTAGGCGAACAATTACACGCATACAAATGTGAAAAGTTAGTTGGCGATCTGGATTATAGTTTGTTACGTCACAGTAAAACCCCGTTGACACAAAAAGAAACTGGTTACTGTCTGAATGATATAAAAGTGGTTATGTGTTACATACAGGAACTATTGGAACGTTACAAAGGAATAACCCGTTTGCCGATTACAAAGACGGGTTTTGTACGCAAATATTGCCGTTCTGTATGCTTTAAAACAACTGACGAAACAGGCAAAACGATTCCAAACTTTAAATATATTGATAAGATTCATAACTTAAATATAACAGGTATGGAAGAATTTGCGATGCTACAACGGGCGTTTTCGGGCGGTTTTACGCACGCCAACGCAAAATATACCGATGAAGTGATTGAAAACGTAGATAGTTACGATTTCACTAGCAGTTACCCGTATGTGATGGTATCAGAAAAGTTTCCAATGAGTACGGGCGTTATTGTGCCGATAAAGTCAATGAAACAATTTGAGTTTATGACTAGCAAATTTTGTTGTGTCTTTGATGTGGAGATAACAAACATATTTGCAAAATCAGAAAATGAAAATCCCATATCTGTTAGTAAATGTTTCGTGAAAGAAAACGTTTCCGAGAATAACGGGCGATTGGTTTGTGCAAAGAAAATATGCATGACGATTACCGAAATAGATTACAAAGTGTTTTCACAGTTTTACACGTGGGAACAAATAAGAATCGGGAGAATGATTTGTTACAGAAAAGAATATTTGCCCACTGAGTTTGTAGAATCTATTTTGCACCTGTATGAAATGAAAACAAAACTAAAAGGTGTAAAGGGTAAAGAAGTAGAGTATTTGAATAGCAAAGAAATGCTTAATAGTTGTTACGGTATGTGCGTTACAAACCCGTTGCGTGATGAAATTTTGTGCGATGGTGAAACGTGGGACGTTGAACACCTTACAGGCGAAAAGCAGTTAGAAATGTTGAATAAATACAACGATAGTAAAAACCGCTTTTTGTTTTACCCGTGGGGTATTTATGTTACCGCTTATGCACGAAGAAACCTGTTCACTGGTATTTCTGAATGCGGTGACGATTACATATATAGTGATACAGATTCCGTTAAAATTATGAATGGTGATGCACACAAAGACTATTTCAAAGCGTACAACGATTTAGCGCAACAAAAATTGCGTGCCGCCTGTAAGTTTCACAAAATACCCTTTGAAAAGGTTGAACCCGTTACGATAAAGGGAATAGCAAAACCTTTGGGTGTTTGGGATTATGAGGGACGGTACACCCGTTTCAAAACTTTAGGTGCTAAGCGTTATATGGTGGAAGAAGAAAACGCTCTGACAGTAAACGGCAAAGATTACAATTATTCAATTACCGTTTCGGGCGTTAACAAAAAATCTGCTATCCCTTATATGTTAGAAACGTTTGGAGAAAGTGGAATCTTTGACGCATTTACAAATTATCTGGATATTCCACCATCGGCAACAGGTAAGAATATTCATACATATATTGATTACGAACAAACGGGAACGATAAAAGACTATATGGGCAACGTTTCAAGTTACGATACGACCACAGGGGTACACTTAGAACCAACTGGGTACACTTTGAGTCTTTCAGTTCTTTATATAAACTATTTAATGGGAATAAGGTTAAAAAAGGAATAATATGAAACAGAAAAAAGAAAAAGTGGAAACACCGAAATTTTACACGTTGAATCGTATTTTATCTAAAAATGCAGATTACAACGTTATTTTCGGTGAACGTTCAAACGGTAAGACGTATGCAACGTTACTGTATGGAATAAAAGAATATTTGCGCACAGGAAAACAAATGGCGTATATACGCCGTTGGCGTGAAGATTTGAGGGGCAAACGTGCCGAAAGTTTGTTTGCAAATCACGTTGCAAATGGCGTGATACAGGAATTAACAGACGGTAAGTTTAACGAAGTGTTTTACGTATCGGGCAAATGGTTTCTTTCGTTCTATGACCCCGAAACGAAAAAACGTGTGCCCGAAAACACACCGTTCTGTTATGGGTTTTGTCTTTCAGAACAGGAACACGAAAAGTCTAGCAGTTACCCGAATATAACTACTATTGTTTTCGATGAGTTCCTTACAAGACGTTATTATTTGCCCGATGAGTTTATGTTATATATGAACCTGTTGAGTACAATTATTCGTCAAAGAAATGACGTTAAAGTATTTATGTTAGGTAACACCGTGAACCAGTTTTGCCCGTATTTTACCGAAATGGGATTGAAACAGGTGCGAATAATGGAACAAGGAACTATTGACATTTACAAGTTCGGTGAGCACGGTGCAACGGTGGCGGTTGAATATTGCAGTACTATTGTCAAACATAAGGCAAGTAACAAATATTTCTGTTTCGACAATGAAAATCTGCAAATGATTACGGGCGGTAAATGGGAACTCGCAGTATATCCGCACCTACCTGTAAAATACAAACCGAATGACGTGTTATTTGTCTTCTATATTCAGTTTAACGAAATGACCTTACAGGGCAACGTGATACAGATTGAGGACAAAGAAAACGGGGTGAATAACTTTATTTATATCCACAACAAGACAACCCCGATAAAGGACACAGACAACAGTTTGATATATTCTTTGCAAATGAACGGCAAACCAAACTACAAACGAAAGTTGTTGAGTACTGCAACCTATCTGGAATCACAGATAACTAGATATTTTGCAACCGATAAGGTATTTTATCAAAATAACGAAATTGGCGAAATCGTTCGCAATTACTTGATGGCAAGTACAAGAAGTAACATTATTTCTTAATATCTGTTAACGGGGGTTAAAAATGTTTCACGTGAAACAATTTACCCCCGTTTTATTTGGGGGTATCAAATAATTTTCCTATCTTTGCAACATCAAATAACAAAGTTAAATTTTGCTATATGGACGTAAATGCAATAGTATCATTAATTAGTAACGTTGGTTTTCCTGTTGCGGTTTGTGTCGCCCTTTTCTTCTATATGGAGAAACAGAACGAACACCACCAAAACGAAACCGACAAGTTAAGTGAAACCGTACAAAGTAACACTAAGGTGTTGGCAGAACTTTGTACCTTAATTAAAACGCTTGTTAAATAATGGAGAAAGAAAACTTATATAACAGGTATCAAACAGAAGTTAAAAACAAAGATTCTGCATTATTCTCATTTATGCAACGTGTTCTTTGTATGACTTCAAAGATGTTTGAGTACACGGGCACACCCGAAACAATGCCCCCTGTAGAACTTGAAAAGATTCTGCAAACATCGGGTAACGTTGGAATCGCGGAAGTTAACGGTAAACTGTATGCTTTACAGGGTACACGGGGCGGTGAATGTGATGCGTATTATCACGGCAAAGATTACGTTGTTGCGAACCCGTGGTTAAATTTGAACAAAACGTTTAAAATTGATTCCGATATTGTCGTTATCAACAATACACCGTTTGCAGATTCACTTCTGCCAATAATCGGCAAATATGGCGTACTTTACACCGATGCGACAATAACGCTTAATTTGGCTAGCATTTTAACACGTATCACTATGTTAATTTCTGCTAGTGACGATAAGACCAAACAAAGCGCAGAATCTTTCTTGCAGAAGATTTTAAACGGTGATTTCTCAGTAATCGGGGAAAATGCCTTTTTCAAAGGTGTTAACTTACAAACCCCACCGACACAGGGAAACCAGCAAATCGGGCAATTAATTGAACTTTTGCAGTACTATAAGGCTTCAATGTTCAACGATTTAGGTTTGAATGCAAACTATAATATGAAACGTGAACGATTGAACACTCAAGAAGTTTCAATGAATATAGACGCTTTAATGCCGTTCGTTGATTCAATGTTAACAGAACGTGTTGAGGGTGTAAAACGTGTTAACGAAATGTTTGGTACAGACATTACCGTAACTTTGGGGTCTAGTTGGAAGATTGAGCACGAAAATTATTTATCTCTGCTCAAAGCAACGGAAGACGGGCACGACCATACAGAAACGGAAGACGTTGACCCTGTAAAGGAAAACGAAACAGAAGAAACACAAGAAACAGAAGAAACAGAAACAGAAACAGAAGAAACAGAAACAGAAACAGAAGAAACAGAAGAAACAGAAGAAACAGAAGAAACAGAAGAAACAGAAGAAACAGAAGAAATAGAAGAAACGGAAACAGAAACAGAAGAAACGGAAACAGAAGAAAATGAAGAAACAGAAGAAACAGAAGAAACAGAAGAAAAAGAAGAGAAAGAAGATGAAAATTAACGAACTTTTCACGGGTGAAAATGGTTTGTTTGAAAAAATCTTTGCACCCCTGTTTCCTGTTTTGTACAAATCAATTTTTGGGGAAGATGACCCTAAAGTTATTGATATTGATTTACGTTTCAAACATGGAAACAGAACTCTAGCTGATGCAGTCACAAACGAAACTGTAACCGATATTGTTAAAAGCATTATCACGGTTAAGTTTGATGAATGGCAAAAACAGATTCAAGTGTTTAATAACGAATATGATGTGTTAAACCCTGTAACGTCAAAGACAACGGAAACAACAAATAACACCGTTGACGAAACAGGCAATAACAGCACCATTGATTCAAGTGTAACTTTTAATGATGGAGATTTCGGCAATGACACAAAGCAGCAAAGAGATTCCACAGGAAACCGGCAAGAAACGGGCACGAAAACAGTTGTTAAAAACGGTGTTCCGTCTAGCGTTCCTACTAGTGAAATTATTCAAAAAGAAATGAGTTTGCGCAAAACTAATTTCAAAACGCAGGTGATAACAGAACTTGCAAAAGAGTTAACAATAGATATTTATTAATACTTAATTTTTATAAAAATGGAAGTAAAACAGATTTATGAGTTAGTTAACACTGTATCGGGTGAAGTATTGGGCAAAACCGGTATTGTCCACGAAGATTTAACAGGTATTGTTGATATGGGCAATGAGATTTTTAATCAAAATGCCGTTGACAATTACGTTAAATCACTTGTAAACCATATCGGCAAAGTGGTTTTCGTGAACCGCCCTTATTCGGGTAAAGTTCCATCAGTTCTTATGGATGCGTGGGAATTTGGCTCTGTATTGGAGAAAATCATTGCGGACGTTCCAAAGGCAGAAGAGAACGACACGTGGAATCTTACAGACGGCAAAGAGTACAAACAGGACGTGTTCCACAAGCCAACGGTTTCTGCTAAGTTCTTCAACTCTAAGGTGACTTTTGAAGTTCCTGTATCTATCACAGAAAGACAGGTAAAAGAATCTTTCAGCAGTGCTGAGCAGTTGAACGGTTTTCTGTCAATGATTTATTCAGCAGTTGAAAAGTCAATGACTATCAAGACCGATGCCCTTGTTATGCGTACTATTAACAATATGATTGCGGAAACTTTGGAAGCAGACAAACTCGCTTTCAAATCGCCAACAAGCGAAACTGTTGACTATGCTAGGGCATCAACAGTTCGTTGTGTGAACCTGTTGAAACTTTACAACGAAAAGACGGGTGCCACTTTGGCTGCAAGTGCAGCAGTAACGACCCCCGACTTTATCCGTTTTGCTGCCTATATGATGGGTTTGTATGCAGACAGATTGCAGACAATTTCAACCTTGTTTAACGTTGGCGGTAAGGAACGTTTCACACCGAAAGAAGTTTTGCATACCGTTCTGTTGTCAGATTTCGCAGCAGCGGCAAAAACTTACCTGTATGCCGATACGTTCCATAATGAGAACGTTTTGTTACCACAGGCGGAAACCGTGGCAAGTTGGCAAGCAACGGGCATAGATTACACTTTTGACAACGTTTCAAAGATTGATGTGAAATCTGCTAGCGGTGCTAGTGTTTCCATCGGTGGCGTATTGGGTGTGATGTTTGACCGTGACGCTTTAGGTGTAACCAATTTGGATAAGCGAGTAACAACAAACTACAACGCCAAAGCAGAATTTTTCAACAATTACTTCAAATTCGATGCTGGCTACTTCAACGACACAAACGAAAACTTTGTTGTGTTCTTTGTTGCCTAATTTGGTTGTTTAACTGTTGGGGTGTGTTTCCTGTAGTTGATAGCACAGGGGCACACCCTTTTTAACTTTTTGCGGTATGATTAAAATTAAAACTTTCGTTTACAACGGCAAACCAAACGAAGTAAACAAGACTTTACAGGCAAACGAAGAGTACAAGGGCGTATTGAATGCAACGTTTAACGTTTTAACGCCTGTTGTACGTTTCAGAACTCGCACGCCTGTAACTTTCAATTACGTTTACATCGAAAGTTTGAACCGTTATTATTTCGTTTCTGAGAAACAACAAGACGGTGATATTTGCACAGTTCGTTTGCGTGTTGACGTTCTGCTTACTTATAAGGATATTATCTTAAACAGTAATGCAACGTTAACGAAAAGTGAAAACGGAAACAAATATCTTTCAAACCGTTCAAACGTTGTTGACGTGCGCCCTAATATCAGAAAACTAGATTTTCCGAATAAGGGGCTATTGAACGAAACAGGTAGTATTGTTATGGTAACTATTAAAGGTAACGTTTAAATATGAAAATAGTTTATAATATATCAGACCAAACAACAGTTATCGGTGACAAACCCGAAACTATTGAAAAGGGTGAAACTTTAAGTTTGACCTTACAGGCAAATTCTGGGTTTAAGTTTGAACCAGTGCCTTTGGTGGCTATAAGAACCTCAAGTTTTCAATACATCAATACAAACTTTGAAGTAGATTCAACGGGGAAAAATGCAACGATTTCATATCAGATTCCTGCAAATGCGTCAACGTGTACCGTTAAAGCCTTTACCGTTGAAAGTGCAGACCCAGAACCCGAAACCGTAAACGTCACAAACAATTTGTCAAATTGTACTAGTTCGGTGAACAATGGAACGGTGAACAAAGGCGAAGAAATAACGATAACTTTAACCGCAAACAACGGGTTTTCTTTTTCGGGTGTTGCCCCAACTGTTGACTATGAAACAATGGGTACACCGTCAACTGTTTTCAATGTAGCGAGTGACAAACTATCTGCATCGGTGACAATAACACCAAACGACAATTTTACAATTAATGCAAACGCTTATGAAATTAAAACTTTTGTGAACGTTACATATAATTTGGCAAATTGCGTTTCAAGTTTGACGGGGGGAACTGTAGAAAAGGGCAAAGAAATTACGGTAACGGTAACGGCAAACGAAAACGCACAATTTGACGGAATAACGCCAAACGTTTACTATCTAGAGCACGGAATCCCGAAAACCGTTAATTTTACGCTAGATACAGAAAAGAAAACGGGTACACTTACATTTACGCCAAACTTTAACTTCACTTTGAATGCAGAAGCAAACGTAATTAAACCCGTTGCGAAAAATTACGGTGCTATTAATGTTTATAAAGTAAGTTTGGAAAGTTTGGATGCTTTTAGTAGGAAACGTTTTTCAAAAGTTGTTGACGAAACAACAGGTACAACACAAACCGTTAATTTGGGGGTTTATGTAAACCGAATAAAGCGTATTTTTGCGAATGTTCCTGTAAGTGGTACGGACAATTTGAAATGCGGTAACTATGATACAAAAATCGTTGTAGAATCGCCAAAAACCGATATTTTAACAATAGATTTCGGTAACGTTGAACTAACAGGGGCAAACGGTAACAACGAAGACTTTAACGCACAGGTAGAAATGTTTATTCCGTGCCGTGGGGTTGTTTCTATAGATAGTAAGTATATCGGTAAAACGATTAATTTAACTATGAAAGTAAACGTGATTACAGGGGATGCCGTGGCGTTTATTTCGTGTGACGGGGTATCGTTTCAGTTTGAAAGTTTTTCTTTGTCACGTGATGTTATTTATCGAACAGGGGATAACGATTTAAATATCGTTGGCGGTGATAAATGGAACGAAGAAATTTTGTACGGTTTAGAACCTTATGTTTTGATTACTGAAAATCTAACAGTTGATGTTCCTGTAAACGACACACAAGAAAACGTAACAATAAATGAGGTTACAGGTTTTGCACAGTTTGCAAACGTAAATTTGAACACGGCAAATCTGTTAGTAGATGAATATGATGAAATCATATCACAACTTGAAACAGGCGTTTATTTATAAAAGAAAACAGGCGGTAAAATTGTTACCGCCCGTTTTCTTATTTTTTATTATTAAATTCGTAGGCTAAACCTTTGCTGCAAATAAAATCTAAAGCACGGTTTTTCTTTGCCGTTTCTTCATCAAGTTTGCAAGAAATAGTTTTTATTACTAATGTTTGTGCCTTTAATGTTTCGATAACAGAATTTAATAGCATACCGTTTGTACCTGTTGTTTCTTCTGCTATATACTGCAAATTTTCTGTTGAAACTTTAATCGACTTCAATAAAATTTCTATTGCCTTTTCCATAACTATTTCTTTTCTAGATTCATAATAACCTGTTGACGGGGTTTGCCGTTTCGTGAACAAACCGAAACATGAAACCAAAAACTTTTAGAACCCTTTCGGTGTTCCTTAATAAGCTGGTCAAAACCGCCTGTTTCTCTAAGAACCTTTTCTAAAGATTCCATATCAGCACAAACCAAATCAGCGGCTAAACCTTTTTGGTGTTGACTGTTAACAACACCACCAACGGCTTTATTTAAGACGGGGCAACGATAACCACTATTAACAATAATAGGTTTACCTAACTTTTCACGGATACCGTCTAAATAATCAGCCAAACGATTCAAGTTATCAACTATTTCAAACGTTGGCATATTATCAATGTTTAAACGTTTGGCGGTTGCAGAATGAATAAATTCTGCTAAACTGAAATACTTAATTCTTTTCATATTACTTGTTATTTGTTGGTTGAACTAGAAACCATTTGCGGGTATCTTTGTGCGTTGGAAAACGCCCCTTAACTGTTATTGAACAATCACCCGACAAATAGTCAATTTTGTTATTAAAGAACTCACTTACTTTGTCAGAACGAACCATAAAAACCGTTTCTTTGCCGGTTTGTGTCAATGTAATCTTAAAATATGAATATTCCATATATCAATTATTTATGCCCCTAAGAGCGGTTAAACTTATATACTTTTAACAGGTTTGCCGTTAACGTCTAAAACGTCAACCTTTGCATATTGTGCCTGTAAGGGTTGAACCTTACAGGCGGTTAAACATTTATTTGATTCGTTTACTTGTTTGAATCAACTGTAAGAACAAACTAGCGTTTTTACTCAATTTGTTGCAAAGTTGAGTAACGCAGCAACCATATTCGTTGATGTAGTTCAAACTATCTTTTGATTCAAATGCCGTGTAAACGTCTTTCGTTAACTTTGGCAATCTGTTGTGCTTGATGCAGTTAGTTTCGTGTTCAAACATAACTTTTGCCACATCATCAAAATCGCCTGTAACGATTTGTGTGTCACGTGATATTTCACTTTTTATACGTGTACCGTCAACAGATAAAACGGTTTCAAACTCTAAAGTAATTTTGTACGTTGCCATATTCGTATTTTTAAAGGGTTGAACTAAATTTCTAAAATCACGTGGCAAAGATACTACTTTTCCACGAAACCACCAAATTATTTTTGTTAAATAGTATAAAAAGTTTAATTTAAATCTTTTTAACATCTATGCTTTTGTTCCACGTGAAACATTCACTTTGCCACAGTTCCACGTGAAACATTCACTTTGCCACAGTTCCACGTGAAACATCTTTTTATGAAAAGTTAACAGTGTTAAAGTGAGTTAAAAGGTGTGTTAAAGAATCGTAATTGTGGCACAGAGCAAAAAGCGTGCCAAAGTGTGTTA